GGCATCGGACTCCATCACCGCCGCCACCGGCGGGATGGCGGTATCGTCTGCCGGGGTGATGGTCAGCCGTGTGGTGTTGTTATTCGCGGCAATAACATCGAGGTCAGCCCCGGCAGCGCTTGCCAGCGTCACCGCGCGGGCGGCCTCATTCACCCGCTGGCGCCACAGCACTTCGCGGTAAGCGTTCTCCTCAAGGAACCTGGTCAGCGGTTCGGATTCCAGCGCCAGCGTGCGGGCAACGGCGTCCTGCTCATCAGCAGGGAACAGCGAAACCAGCGTAGCCTTGCGCTCAGCGAGGATGCTCTCGTAATCAAGTTCCTCAACCACATCCGGGGCGGGTAACTCGCTCAGGTCAACAATCGGCATGGCATCAACTCACAGGAATGGTTAATGAAAGGGTTTCACCGGTGCTGACGAGCTGGCCGGTCACATTGACAATCATCCGGCCTTCGCTTTGCTCCGTGGTGATTTCACTCAGCGTGATGCGCGGCTCCCACTTCAGCAGTGCCATATAGCAGGCCACGCGGATTTGCAGCGTGAGCGCCGGTGTCTGCGGCTGGTCAATCAGCGTGGAGAGCAGCGAGCCATATTCCCGGCGCATGACGCGGGAGCCGACCGGCGTTCGCAGAATGTCGCCCATGCTCTGGCTGACGTGCTGTGAATCGGTAAGCGTGCGGCCATTTACGCGGCTCATGCCAATATAGTTCACTGTCACAGGGGGGCTCCTGTTGTGCCGCCGCTGTCGCCGGGGTGCTGATGGGTGTGAAGCACCTTGCCGTTGGACGACAACGCGCCGCCGCTGTGCTCGATGTCGCCGCGCATGGTGCCGCCTTTCTGCACTTCCAGCGTGCAGGTGATGAGCTTATTCGTGCAAACCACCTCCGGCGTATCGAGTGTGATGCGCGAAGAGGCTTTGACCGTTACCACTGGCACGGTGGCGGTGAGGGATTCAGACGCGGTGATGTCGGCGGTTTTAATACCGCTGGCGGTCAGCGCGCTGGTCGCCGGTTCGTACTCGATAACCGCGCCATCCGGGAAAGCAATATGCAGGGCGTCAGCCGAGGCCGACGGCGCAGGATGGTCATCGGAGAAAATACCGGGCAGCACAAACGCAGTATCGAGCTCGCCGCCCACGGCCAGAATTAATACCTGCTCGCCGACGGAGGGAGCCCACCATGTACGCGAGCGCCCGGCGCGCTGTGTCAGCCACTGGAGCCAGTCGGTGATATTGCCGCCGGTCTGCACGCGACAGCGCCCGGCATCGGTATCGGTTTCGAACACAGTGCCGGTGCGTACCATATTGCGGATAGCGCGGGCAAGTTCGTTGATGTTTGCTGATGTATTCATAAACCAAAGACTGCCTAAAACATTAAAATTATGCTATTGGGTATGGTTATATGGGTAACAGCACATCATCAGAGGGAAAACATGATTGTTAACTTGTTAGAAAAAAAAGAACTCCTTACTTATATTCTTTATTTAGGGTTGTTTTTGTTTGTACTAAATAGAGCCAGTGGATTAGCCAACTTACTAAGATTTCTTTTCCGATATTTAAAGATAAACTATTCCGACAGAAAAATGAAATCTCTTGATGATCAATGGTTCAACATCCAGTTATTTAAAATCATCAACAGAATCAACGTATCAAAAATAGAAGATGCAAGAATAATCCAAAAAGGTTTAAATGATGGGGCACTAAAAGCATCATCTTTTTATTTCACAAGTTCATGGGGTGACATAACCATAGCCATGCCTTTATACAGGAAAATATTAGCTTTCATGATGGGTACGATCCTGATTGGCCTAGGCGCTATAGCATGGTATGGACAAGAACCAATTGTCGATGGCTATGCTAAATTCAATTTTGATAAAACAACCTATTATGTTTCTAAGGATAGGTTAATCATCGTACCTGATGGAGGTGACATTAAGTACGCGGCAATTCATAGTAAACAGGACTGTAGAAATGCAATGAAATATATCTCAGAGACATCTATTTTTGCTATGGCCTGCACCAAACTCCTCGATGAAAGTGAATCTTACCAGTGGTGGCTGGATGGAGAAATCAAGTCTATACACGAGGCCAAAAGCACCTTAACTATGCTGATGTATGTATATATAACATTAGGCGTCATATGGTTACTTTCAGCATGGCAGTTTATACGAGCTGGAGAAAAGGTACGTAAATATAAAGTTTCCGTTGAAAATGCACAGTGAATTTAAAAATAAAACACTAACCTTAATAAATTAGGCTATATATATCTTCATGATAAATTCGCCAACGATGCCGCCAACTTAATCGAGCGGCAATTAAGGCTAGTCATACAGAGTAAAATACAATCTTGATTTTATCCGCCATAGACCTTTTCAATTATCTCTTTACATTCTTTTTGCGCATCTTCGTATTCTTCATGCTCTTTATTAAAGAAAAAGAAGAAAGCCTTTTTTATTTGCGGCATTTCTATGAAAATAAAATCATCCACCTTGTGAAAAAAATGAAAATTCTCATTTGAGGTTGTAAAAATAATCAACGAGTTATATTTATCATCTTTCCATTTAGATATGAGATTTCGCCTACTCTTTCTTAATATTCTAAATACTTGTCCGGGAGTGGTGTCGCTCCCCCAAAACATAGCAACAGGAATATCAGATAAGGAAGGTACATATTTATTACCTTTATATCTGAGAAAACGATTCCTCAGATCCATCAGTTGTAATTTGAAACCTATATACTGCAACCACCAAATAATACAATCACGATCATAGTCATTGATCTCCTCAGGTTCCTTTTCTACTAACATCCTTTTTAGACTATCTTCGAAAGCTCCAAGCAAGTCTGAGTTGCATGTTCTACATGCGGGAATCGTTGCTTTAATGTAAGTGGTGGGCTGATTGTTCTTCGCACTCACCAAGTATTTTTCTGGATTTGCCCCAAACGCCCACTGTGGGATGATGTGCTCTCTTGTAATCTCAACGGTACTTCCACATAGAACACATAAATCCGCATTATGCTCTTCTATTATACGTTCCATCACAATACCTTGCGATTGCTTGATTTTAGTTCTTAAAATTCCGAATTTCTTATTCATGCTTTTTGCTTACATAAACTATGTGCTTAATAGCCATAGTAGTATCTCTTCTTCTATCCCTTGTATAGACACATTATCGAAACCCAGCAACTGCCGTTTAGAATATTGCACCTCCTCACTGTTACGCGCAGGCCGGTCTTTAAGACCGAACTGATGAACCCGCGCGATGCGCTGCACTTTACCGGTAAATTCCACCACTGCCGCGCTGTCATTACCGCTGGCTTTCAGATAGCGATTCGTGCGCAGCTTCGCGAACATTTCTCGCTTAATCCGGCCTTTCTTTGTGCGCAGCGGCTGGGGCTTTCGCTTTGCATACGGTGAGCCGTCCGGGTTTTTCTGGGCTTTGATGCGCTGCTGTTGTTGCTGGCGCAGCTTCTTCGCTATCTCCACGGTCAGGCGGCGACGGCCAGCAGGTGACAGCGCCGCCAGCAGCCCGGCAAGCTCACTTTCAAACGGTTTAAATTCAGTCATCCCATTTACTCACCAGTTCGCCATTGATGTACATCTCTGTCGGTGGCGTGACCGGCTCCAGCGGGGGCGGTTCCGGGAGGCACCGGACGTGAAGCGCTGAGCCGACCTCGTTAACCAGTGTTCGCTCGGTCAGGGCAAGACTGATACTGATATCAAAACTGCTGTCATTGTTGAGATCGGCCTCAAAGGTGAAGCCTTTCGCCTGGCCTGCGGCGGTTTCCATAATGTCTGGCTGGTTCTCGCGCAGCCAGGCCAGCACCGGCACAAGCAATAAATCCGCGTCGCCGGTGAAGTCGGTCACCACGACATTAAGGGTGTAACGCTTTTCGAATGACAACGAGGCGGCGAGCGTGGCGACAAGGTTGCCGCTGTCCACAAACAGCCGCAGCATCTCAGGGTTGGTTTTCAGCACCGGCACGGCATCAGCCAGCGCTTTTCTTAGGCTTTCGGGCTTCAGCATCTGTATCATCCTGGCATTGTTTGATGGTTTCCACCTGGAGCGCACAGCTTTCTAATGCACGCTCAAGGTTACGGATATCGGCACTCAAATCACCGTTCGTGTGCGGATCGCTGCCCGGCATCGGGCAAAGGCTGACTTTCGGGCAACCGTTGTAAACAGTCACCGGCACTGGCGCAGGCGTCGCGCTTGTGCAACCGGCGCACAGCATCAGGCAGATCAGCGCTGTACCAGCGGCGAAAGGCTTCGTTTTCATTGAGTAACCTCGTTATGGTTTGTTCCCGCCGGGCTTCCCGCTCACCGGCGGCATTCAGCTTCTGGCGCAAATCCACCTGCGCCCGTTCGTTTTTATCCGCCCGATCACGGGCAACAATGATCTGGTTTTTCAGCATGCCGATCGTCAGCTTTTGCTCGCCTGCGACGCGGTTCGCTTTCTCAAAAGATTCTCGCAGGGTACCGTTTTCATTGCGCAGCCACAGCAGCCCCACCACCGCAAGCGCAAGCACCACCATTAACGTTTTCATCGCGCCCCCTTAAGGCAGTAATCCCGCTCACGCTTGCGCCGGTTTTCGAGCCCGGCATTTCTGGCGCCGTTGACGTAGACCCAGCGCGGGAGCTGGTCACAGGCCTGTTGCCATTTTTTCTGGTTCAGGAAATAGACCAGCGTCGATTGACAGGCCGCACCGGTGCCGACGTTAAACGCAAAGCTGACCACCGCATCGTAAACGGCGGGCGGCATCGCGACCGGCGCGCAGGCTTCGAGACGGCGCTCCGTGTTCAGCACATCCGCGACGAGGTTACTCGCGGCCTCCTGCTCAGTGATGTTGCGACCTGGCACCACCCCGGCAGTGTGGCCGATACCTGATGTCCATACCCCCGCGCTGCACTGATAGGGGCGCAGTCGGCACCCTTCGAGGTCGGCAATCAGCGCCAGCCCCTGTTGCGAGGTATGGAGTAAACGAAAATCAGGCACCAGTGCCGCCAGCGCCAGCACGGCGGCCACACTGCAACGTTTAACGATTGATGACATTGTTCATTGCCTCCCCGGAAAGACGGCTCTGCTCAAACTGGAGCGCCAGCAGGGCGTAGCTTTTGCGCCGGTAATACCAGTTAACGCCGACCGTCAGCACCACGCCCAGCGCACCAAAGTACGCGGCAAAATCCTGCGGCGTCATCGCCCCGAAAAAGGTCAGCGCGACGCTAATCCAGTAGGCCAGCGACGAGGTGATTTTCTCCATGCTCAGTCCCATAAATTCACCGTTTCGGCAGCGGGTGCGGTGTCAGTGTCCGGCAGCTCAATCGCCGTGCCATAGGGCAGCACCGCGCCGAGTTCGGCCAGCCCCGGATTGGCGGCGAGCACCATTTCGACCACGCCCTCAGTGCGCCCGTAATAGCGGCTGCAAATGCCGTCGAGCGTGTCGCCCTGATGCGCATAAACCTTCATCAGATTTGCCCCACGATGCAGCGCGGTTTGTCCTGAATACGGGCGACTGACCAGCGCATGTCCCGCCACAGGTCATCGACCGTGGTGTCGATGCTGTCCGCTTTTTTGTCGCCTTTCGCGCTGGCATCCACACCGCGATAGCGCTCATAAAGCGTGGCGGCTGTCATCGCACACACCGCACTCAGATAGTGAAAAATACGCATGCTCTCGCCGTCGATATCATCCGCCGGCACATCAGCCAGCCGCGCAAAACCGGCTTTCATCTGGCTTTCGCGCCAGTCGAAAAGCTCCGCGTTGGTTTCGGCTATCCCGGCCTTAATGGCATGGCGCAGCCGCGCCGGGGCGATGGTCTGCTCAAGGCGCATCAGCTCGCGCACGCGCTTCGGCTCGATGTCGGGAAAGAAAAAGGTGTTTTTAATCACCGGCTCGTCACTGACAGGCGGCGGGATGACCACCGTGCCGCGCTCCGGTTGTTCGTTATTTTTTTCAATAATCAGTGTCGTCATGACTGCCTCTGAAAAGGGTGGGCGGTGGACGCCGGTCGCCGTTAAGGTGAAACACCCTCATTGACCGGCGTGCCGCCCTGGCGCGGGGCGCATTCGGTTAACCGGCGGCTTTACGGGGGCGACCCCGCCCGCGTTTCGCCGGTGTGGCTGTTTTTTTCTGCTGTGCGGTTTTCGCGGGCGGCTTTGGCGCAGGCTTCACAACAGGCTTCGGATTAAGTTCGCGGGTAAGGCGCTCAATGTCCTTACGTACCCCCGCGTTACGGTCGAGCTGGTTCGCACGTTGCAGATGTGTCATGGCGTCAGTGAGCTGACCGGCATCGCGCAGCGTCAGCCCGGCGACCTTGTGCAGCCGGGCGCGTACCTCGTCGGGCATGTCGGCGGTGCTGGTCAGGGCAATGGTCTCCAGAATGCCCGCCATATCGACCGGCTCACCGGCATCACGGGCGCGCAGCACTGCAAGGGCAACCTCTTCGGCCAGCATGTAAGGCGCGGTGCGGGTGTGAGGCTCCGGCATCGCGAGGTTGTGGCTCAGCGCGTAGCGGGCAATCTCCAGCGCGCCGGGAATATCGCCCGCGTCGAGACGCCACAGCATCACGGTCATCAGGATGTCATCCTGCGCGCCGGTGCCGTTTTCCAGTGCGCCCGCCACCCACGGCAGGTACAGTGGCAGCAACTCACGCTTTTTCTCTGCCTTGCGCTCTTTCGAGTGGATTTCTTTCAGCGTCCGGCGGTCTGCGGCCAGCTTAACGAGCATCTGCTCATAAGCGGTGGCATGGCGCAGCGGGGCGTTATCCCGCTGCGCGGCCAGCATGGCCGAGACCCGCATCGCGTGACGCTGTGCGGGGCTCGCCATCGGTTAAGCTCCTTCGCCAGTGGTGGGGGTTTCCGACCCGCCAGCAGGGGCGGCGTTATCAGCCATCATAGTTTTCATGGCGTCAACGATTGCCGCTGCAAACACGGTGGCGCTGGTTCCTTCCGGGGTTTCCTCTTCTTCCGGTTCAAGGATCTCGATATTTTCAATCAGGCATCCGGCTTCGTAATCTTCAATCACGAAATCGACTTTCACCTGTTCGTAGTTTTCCACCTGGTCGAGCTTCGGATTTTCGATGATGTGGCGGCGGTGACCATCCTCGTAGAGATAAATCGAGAGGTTATCCAGCGTGGTGATCAGAATGCTGCTGGCCGGGAAGAACGGCGCGCGCACTGCCTGTAACTGGCCGATGGTTTTCTGGCTAATAATCAGCTCACCGGCAAGTTGCTCAGTGTTCGGCTGGAATTTGTTGATCATCGGGAAATATTTGTCGGTCAGAATACGGCGACCACAAATCACCACCATTTCCGGGTTTTCGCGGTGGATTTCAGCAATCAGTGTCTCATGCGCATCCATGACCAGCGCGTCGAGGTTTTTGTAATGTCCTTTTTTACCAACTTTGATAGTCGTGGAAATAACCGCGCCGGTGTCGTCAACGACCTTATTCATGACGCGTTCCGGGGCGTCGTTGCGGTACTTCTGCAACCAGCCGGTGGCCACATCCTGCAACAGCGGATTTTTCTGGCGGTCGGAGGTGGCCGCACGACTTACACCGTTAAAGCCAATGGTGATGTAGTCCAGTGCCTGGCGCTTGACGATCGCGTCGCGGATGCGGGTCTGAAAATCCTGAAAACGCGCCCACAAATCAAGCTTGTTGTACTTCATGTGAAAATCGAAGTTCACCGGCTGACAGAAATAGCGGTAAGCATCCATTTTCGAAAAATCGGCGGTCTTGCGCTCCACGCCGTTCGCTGTGTCGGCAGTACTGGCAATGGTGCCGTTGACGTCAATGCCGATTTTCTCCTCGGTCAGCTCGCCGACCACCACCATGTTGATTTTTTGCAGGAACGAAGAGGATTGCTGAATCTTGTCAAACAGCGTCTGCGTCACCGAGGGCTCAACGCTGAATTTCTTGCTCAGATCTTCCACACTGACGCCGTTCAGCTCAGCGAGGCGGGTCAGGTAGGCATTAAATTTAAAGCGGGTTTCTTTACGCATTGTGTCGTTTGTCCTGTGATGAAAAAGGGAGTTCGCTTAGCAGTCGGTCAGCGCAGCGGCTGCACCATCACCGCCGGTGCTCAGTTTCCGGCGTGGCTGCGTGTTACCCGGCGTTTTGTCCAGGGTGGCGGTGATCGCGCTGAATTGCTCCGAGGTGCGGGCGGCCTCAGCGGTCACGTTTTGCCTGAGCGTGGCGAGCTCGTTTTCCAGCGAGGCGAAACGCGTTTCGGTGCTGTCGTGGCTGGTCTGGACACGTTCGGCAATCGTGGTCACGGCTTCATGCACGTCGTTAAAACGGGCGTCGTCGGAAGACTGGCGGCGGCTGAAAATGGCTTTCACCGAGTCGGTCAGCTTGTTCAGCAGGGTTTCGGGCGCGTCCTCGAATTCCAGCTCGGCCAGGGTGGCAACAGAGAACAGATTTTCCGGGCTGGCCTTGAAGCGCTGGAGCGGGTTGTGTTTTGCAGTGCGGCAGAATTCCAGATATTCGGTGCCGAGGCTCGCCGGGTCATCAGTGACGGCCAGGCCAACCAGATAGCATTTGCCGCTGTTGGCGAAATTCGGCTGAATTTCCATTGAGGTATAAACTTTCTGGCCTTTCGCCACCATATCGACCAGTGTGTCGAGTGGGGAAATTTTGCCGAACAGCGCCAGCTTGCCGTTAAGGGCGGAATCATCCTCGATTTTCTCCGCTTTCAGCTCAACCACATCGCCGTAACGGGCGAAAGCGCCATCAGGCAGCAGGCCGCGCAGGTGTTCGAGGTTAATGCGGCAACCGTAGACACGCGGGTCGAATGAATCGGCCATTTCCTGAATATCGGTCGCACTGATAACGCGCCCGTCGCAGGTGTCACCCTCAACGCCGATACGAAAGAATTTTGAGACTTTTTTTGCCATCGTCAGCAGTCCTGATTGTGTGTGAAGGATTCACGTTGATTTCAGGGGCTAGTTTCCCGGCTCGTCCGCTGGTTCGCCATCAGTCACGGATGGCTTGCCCGCGACACATCAGTACCTTAGCGAATCGCTGACCGCGCTTAAGTAGCCTTGCCCTGTATTCATCACGGCGAGGCATGCATGACCATCACCACCGACACCACACTTTTAAACGACCCGCGACGACAGGCGGCGCTGTTGTACTGGCAGGGGTTTTCCGTGCCACAAATCGCGGAAATGTTGCAGACCAAACGCCCGACGGTGCAGAGCTGGAAACAGCGCGACGGCTGGGACGAAACCGCCCCGTTAGACCGTGTGGGAAACACACTGGAAGCGCGGTTAATCCAGCTTTACGCCAAGCCGGAACTGACCGCGCACGACTTCAAGGTCGCTGACTTTCTGGCGCGCCAGATGGAACGCTTTGCGCGTATTAACCGCTACGGCCAGACCGGCAACGAGGCCGACCTCAATCCGAACGTGGCGAACCGCAACAAAGGCGATCGCAAAAAGCCGAAAAAGAATTTTTTCAGCGAGGTGGCAGTCGGGAAACTGGAAGAGATTTTCTTTGACCAGTCATTCGCCTATCAGCTCGGCTGGCATAAAGCCGGGCTTGAGCACCGCATCCGGCACATTCTCAAATCCCGCCAGATTGGCGCGACGTTTTATTTCGCCCGCGAGGCGCTGTTACGCGCCCTGAAAACCGGCCATAACCAGATATTTTTATCCGCCTCAAAAACGCAGGCTTACGTGTTCCGCAAATACATCATTGCGTTTGCCCGGCTGGTTGATGTTGACCTTACCGGCGACCCGATTGTCATCGGCAACAACGGTGCTGAATTGCTGTTTCTCGGCACCAACTCCAACACCGCGCAGAGCCATAACGGCGACCTGTATGTCGATGAGATTTTCTGGATACCCAACTTCCAGCGGCTGCGCAAAGTGGCATCGGGCATGGCCTCGCAAAAACACCTGCGCACGACCTATTTTTCGACACCCTCCTCGCTCGGGCATGGCGCGTATCCGTTCTGGTCAGGCGAACTGTTTAACCGGGGGCGCGCCAGCGCCAGCGAGCGGGTTGATATTGATATCAGCCATGCGGCATTAGCGCGCGGCGTGGCCTGCGCCGACGGGCAGTGGCGGCAGATTGTCACCATTGAGGACGCACTCGCCGGGGGCTGTACCCTGTTTGACCTCGACGCATTGCGCCAGGAGAACAGCGCGGACGACTTCCGCAACCTGTTTATGTGCGAGTTCGTTGATGATAAGGCGTCAGTGTTCCCGTTCGAGGAGCTGCAGCGCTGCATGGTTGACAGCATGGAGGAGTGGGAGGATTACGCGCCGTTCGCCGACCGGCCATTCGGCCAGCGCGTGGTGTGGATTGGTTACGACCCGTCGCACCGTGGCGACAGCGCCGGTTGCGTGGTTATTGCGCCGCCGCTGGTTGCCGGGGGCAAATTCCGCATTCTGGAGCGCCATCAGTGGAAAGGAATGGACTTCGCCACACAGGCCGAATCCATTCGCGAACTCACGCAAAAATATAACGTCGAATACATCGGGATTGATGCGACCGGGCTCGGTCAGGGCGTCTTTCAGCTTGTGCGCTCCTTCTACCCGGCAGCGCGTGACATTCGCTACACGCCGGAAATGAAAACCGCAATGGTGCTGAAAGCGAAAGACACCATCACGCGCGGTTGCCTCGAATACGACGTCAGCGCAACCGACATCACACAGTCGTTTATGTCCATCCGCAAAACCATGACCAGCAGCGGGCGCAGCGCCACCTATGAGGCCAGCCGCACCGAAGAAGCCAGCCACGCGGATCTCGCCTGGGCCACCATGCACGTACTGATTAACGAACCGCTGACCGCCGCGAGCGGCCAGCCTTCATCCTCAATTCTGGAGTTTTATTAATGGCAAAACGCAATAAACGCCACCACACCCAACCGCGCCAGCATACCGCCGCACCCGCGCAGAGCATGGAGGCATTTACCTTCGGCGAGCCGGTGCCGGTGCTGGATAAGCGCGACATTCTCGATTATGTCGAATGTATCCATAACGGCCAGTGGTACGAGCCGCCGGTGAGCTTTTCCGGGCTGGCGAAAAGCATGCGCGCCGCCGTTCATCACAGCTCGCCGATCTACGTCAAACGTAACATTCTGGTGTCAACCTACATCCCGCACCCGCTGTTATCCCGGCAGGATTTTACCCGCTTCGCACTTGATTACATGGTGTTTGGCAACGCATTTATTGAGGAGCGCCGGAGCTACACCGACAAGCCGGTTAAATATGAAACCTCACCGGCCAAATACACCCGGCGCGGGGTGGAGGAGGATACCTACTGGTATATTCAGAACTACACAAAGCCACATCAGTTTGCGCCCGGCTCGGTGTTCCACCTGCTGGAGCCCGATATCAACCAGGAGCTTTACGGGATGCCGGAATACCTGAGCGCGCTTAACTCGGCCTGGCTGAATGAGTCGGCGACGCTGTTTCGTCGCAAGTATTACCAGAACGGTGCGCACGCGGGTTACATCATGTACGTGACTGACGCGGCGCAGAGCAGCACCGATGTTGAGGCGCTGCGTAAGGCGATGCGGGATTCGAAAGGGCTCGGCAACTTTAAAAACCTGTTTTTCTATGCGCCGAACGGAAAAGCTGACGGCATTAAAATTGTGCCACTGAGCGAGGTCGCCACCAAAGACGATTTTTTCAACATCAAGAAAGTCAGTGCCACCGACCTGCTGGACGCGCACCGCATCCCGTTCCAGCTCATGGGCGGCAAACCGGAAAATGCGGGCTCGATCGGCGACGTAGAGAAGGTGGCAAAAGTATTTGTGCGTAACGAACTGATGCCGTTACAGGCCCGATTTCTTGAGCTCAACGAATGGGCGGGAGAGGAGATCATCCGGTTCCAGAAATACAGCCTCGACACCGACGACGCGTAACCCACCACAGCCGCCGCAGGGCGGCTTTTTCATGCCCCTCGCCAGAGCCCACCAGAGCCCACACACGACGCGCTGCCGTCTCGGTTCCCCGTCACACGTCCTCGCGCCTTGGGCGCGGCAGGGGTGCGCTCAGGCGCTGGAAAATAAATTAAATACCGTCCTCAGCGCGCAGTGCTTTCCCCGCCTCGCCTGCCCGCTTTATGGGTCGGTTTTCATGCAGGTGCATGAAATAAGCAAAAGCTCGCCGGAACTGGCGAGCCTACGTTAAAGCGATCCTAAAACAATCATGCGATCTCATGCAGCATAAACATGCGTTGACAGGGGAGATGAAACCCCAGTCGATTGACCGCTGAGAAACGAAGCAGACAAGCCAACAAAGCTGAAAGTCTGCTATGCCGGGAGGAGCGAAAGTTGACATATATGTCATCTGATTAAATGTATTAAGTGTGGCAACAAGAATCGGTATGAAATTGCACCGTGAGTATGCCTTGACAATCACACTTTTACATTATATTCCAAACTTTCGCATACGTATCTCATTAAGTTTGCTTTCGGAGGCAATTTTAATTAATGCAGCTTTTGCTTTTGAAGCTATTGATTCCATTTTCTCGCTACCATTGCTAAAACCACCAAATTTCAAACATGTTGAAACATGCGGTGTTAAATTAGGACCATCAAGCCCTTTAAAGTAGGTATAAAACTCTTCCTCAGTAGAATTAGAAAGAATTTCAATATCTTCATTATTCCAACCATTTTGACCCGAAATCCGCTCAAGAACATCCTTGATAGTTGCACTTGGCTTCTCTTTGAAGTAAATAGTTTTAAACCTATTAACTAATTCCTCATCCTTTAACTCACGATTAAAATCGAAATTATCAGGATTAAACAATTCAATATCACCCTTTCTCTTAGATATAAATTCCTCGATGACATCTGATGCTTTTTCTTTTTCACCAAGCATTTTAAAAATATTTACCAGACCATCTAAATCCCCAGGGGTAACTTGGTGAATATTTAAAATGAAAGCGTCAAAAAGTTGCTGAATCACTAATTGCTGATTATCTGAAAAACTATTATGAAAGTTATTCCATGCACTCCTATAGCTGTTGTTTTTCTTGTGGTTGATAACTTCCTCATTAACATAATTCATTGAAAGCTTGAACTTTTCACGATCTAAATACCCTTGCCTAACTAACTTACCTATCTCTCGATCTAAAGCATCAACCTTCACAAATGAATATCCTAATAGGATATTTTTCCAAAGTTTTTCTTTATCACTTAGTTTCTTCGAGTCAACATGATAGATACTCTCCGCTGATTCTATAAAATCTAAGCTAGGGATATCCTCATCATGTGTCGAACAATAATACGCCCAGCTAAACAAAGCTGTTGTCTGTAATAATTGTGTCTTAAGTTCGGGCTCGGTACCCTCAAAGCATCCAATAGCTAAATCAATGTACTTACCAATTTTTGTTAGCACTCTAATATTTTTAATACCTAACGAGACTGTAAATGCTGATAATTCCTTATGATAGGGTTTTCTATTGTCATATGCAATCGCAGCACTCTCCTCTGGAGTAGGAGAAAAGTCCAACTCTATATCTATAACTTTTTCTTTATAGGTTTCGTAATCATCCGTCGCTCCAGTTCCCGCATTCAATAATAAAACCACTTTACATTTCTTTTTTTCTTTTAATAGAGACACTAATCCGAGAACATCTTTCAAATCAAGTCCGGCACCTTTTCTTTCTAAATCATCAATGCAAATCAGCGCTTCAGAGATAGACATAAAAGAAAATGCTTCCACGGCAGGTGCCGCTGACTTTATAAAAGGCATTTCTTTCAGCTTACTCCATGATCCTCGCCCCAAGACTTCTAACATGCCCAAAGTGTTAGTTCTTAGGCTTTCTAAATTAGGCTCGGTACCAATTGAATCTTTCGGGATGGAGTTTTCAAAAATTGTGTACTTCAATTTATCTAAAGAAGAAACACCAAATAAAGAAACATATGAATATCTCTTAGCAGACAGCATACTTCCTTTTTGGGCCTCAAGTAATAAATTCTCCCAACCATAAGTTTTACCTACTCCCCACTCGCCTTTAATTGCCATTACTGACGGGCTGGATTGTGATAAAAAATTCAGAACTTGCTCTCTGATGGTTTTTAATGACATCATTTACACCTTATCTAAGTTGATGTGCCGTCAGTCTCTCATGAATAAATGCTCCGTCGATAGTAGCTAATCACCTTCGTTTAAACTAGTTGTGCACTCTACTATCACCCTCGCCGAACCTGCCCGCGCTATGGAGAAATTTTCAAGTAAGAGCATAACATCAGCTAAAGCCCACTAGAACTGACGGTCTGGGAGTTCCATGGTCCGCTTTTAGCACCAAGGCACTAAGGCACTAAGGCACTAAGGCACTAAGGCACTAAGGCACTAAGCGTACGTTCACTTATCAAAATAACCGCCCCACCTAACGCCTCGTTTCACTAGTTTTTCAACCCTGCCCCCATCAGAATGGTTTCTTTCGGGGCAACGTTTCAATGTTACCAGCTGTCGTCTTCCCAAACCTGCTGCAAAATTTCCAATACCCGCTTTTTATCTTCGTCCAGTTTTAAGCCGCTCAGTTCCAGGCCGTTAGCGCTTCCCTTACGTATGCGAATTGCCGTTTTTGGATAGAGAGGGCGCAAATTTCGGTAAAGCTCGGATTCAAGAGCTTCCAATGTTGCCTGGCTTATCTTCTGCTCTTTATCAATCATTATTGATATGCGCATTAAGACCCCCCATCAACTGGTAACGTCCATTGACCTGCTGTATTCATGACAACGTATTTTCGCCATCAGCTCATCTGTAAGTTCAGATACCCACTGTATAGCAAGCCGCTTTTCTTCTTCACTGCAATCACTTGCGGCTACAAGTTTGATAAAAAAATCAATGCGCTGAAGCTTCAACGACTCCAGAAGATAATCCTGCATTCTCCCTCCTATCACATCCTTAAAATATACATTACTGTATACATATATACTGTATATAAATACAGTATATCAGTGATTTCAAAATGTAAAACATTTTTATATGGCAATTGGGCTGGTCTTAATTTAGGCGATAAGCTCATAAATACTTAGAGTTTTCCCCTGAAAAAGATGCCACTCTGGATAGCAGTTTTTTCTTCTGTTGATGGTGGGAAGGAACGGCCGGGAAAATGTCACCTGCCTCTGAGCCCCGGCACCATTTCCCGTTAAAACAGCTTTTGCCATGCGCCATCAAGTGCAGCGCCTCGCCCCGGCCTATTGTTATGCCGGTTAAAAGCTGTATTTCGTCGATAGTTCGCATTATGGCTTTCTCTTGCCCTGGCGCTCCGTGGACAAATTTTCGCCTCAGCGCCGGTTTTTTATCCCTGAGCCGGTTCGTTAATTGCCGTCGCTCGTATCGGCTCAGGGATTTTGATAAATCCAGCTCCAGGCGATCGCTTTCGCTTCCCGTACAGTTATTGACAGAACTCCGAGAGGGCGCAGAAGCGCCCTTAAGGTCAACGGCCAAATCAACCGCGCGTTTTGGGACAATCTTCCATTGAGTGAGACGTGTCAGAACCGGCGAACCTGAGCCGACCGTGGCGTCGTACACGCCACGAATGCAGACAGTCGCCTCGCCATACTGGTTAAATTCGGTGCGCGTTTCATAGAGCGTGCGAACCTGCAAATCATCACGACGAACAAACGCGCCGCCCTGGGCGTTGACGTAACCCGCCCAATCACCGGCATCAGCCGCATCATGCACCGCAGCAAATTCAACGCTCAACCCGTGCGCAGTTTCGGTGTCGGTCATGCGGCGTAATTCGCGGTAGACCGTCACCGGCGCACCGCCGATAAACTGGAATTGCCGGATATGCCAGCGCGCCGCCCAGGCTGAAACGGCGGGCGCGGTATCTTTTAACAGCTCGCCGCTTTCGTCGTCTGTTTCACCATCGAGCGCATAGCCATCGATATTCTTTGAGATGTATTTTGCGACATAGCCCGTTGCACTCCCCTTTTCCGGGTCGATCGCTTCAGCGTGGAATCTGGCCTTTCTGGCCTTATCGCTGCTGAGCTCGTTGCCGTCCTCCTGCCACGCATAATCCCTGATGACGGTGCGAACACGTTCGGCATGTTCCGGCAGCATAAACATCAGCATATGCCAGTGCGGGGTAGCATCGTGGTGGGGTTCCGCAACGCGAATCCCGAAAATACGAATATCTTCACGGTGGAGTTTGGCGCGAATGCGCGCCCAGAGTGAGGTTAAATAGCCTTGCGTATCGGACGGGTTTGCCCCGTTCCATTTGTGGTTACGGTAGCCCGCTTTTGTCGTGGCGTGATATTTCGACGGGGCTGTCAACGTATAGAACTCGCCCATGTAACCGAGCTCGTTACAGATATTTTCAAAGCCGCGAATACGTGTCATCAACTCGCAGCGGCGAATGGCCGGGTTAGCGACCGAGCCGTCGTATTTTTCAATCAGGCTGATGCGGTTGCCGTCCTCGTCTTCGAGCTCCAGCCCTTTAAGAAATTCACGTGTGCGCCTCTTTTGCTCCCGCCACTCGGCTACGCATGTTTTGCTGGCGTAGGCATGCTTTTTCTTGCTGACATTGCCAACAGCGATTTGCAGATGCTCACGCCATGTGGCAGCAATACGACGCAACCGCCCGCGCCACCATGTTTCATTGAACATGCGCATAACTGCCGGGGCGATATCCTGCTCACTGGCGTATTTTTTTGTTACGCGCTCCCAATGGGGCGGGGTCACATTAAATTGCAGAGCAATCAGCCCGGCGCGCATATACCACGAATGCAGTGTTTTCAGTTCACCGGCGCTGGCATCGTCTATATCTGCAAGCTCTGCGCGGATGAAATTAGCGATATCAGCGGCCAGCAGTTCAATATCTGCCTTTGACATATCGGGGAGCCGGTTATAACGGGCGATCATATTCACGAGGCGTGAGGCGATGTATTGCAGCATTTCCGTATCGAAATGACCGGAAAAAACGGCAGCCGAAACATCGCTTTTAACTCCAGTGGCCTGGTATTTTTTTGCGACCAGCTCAAGGCGCGGCAATGCTTTTTTGCAAAAGCTAATCAAAAAGGCATTGGCTCGCTGGCTGTCGTGATGTTGCTCCAGCGCGGCGGCGGTTCGGTATACGTCATAGCGTATACATTCCGGCTGGAGAGAAAGCGCTTTGCGCGCATGCAGCAACGCCGCAATCATACGATCACGGCGGTGCTGTTCTGAGTAGGTCAGATATGGGCTGGCTATTGCTGAGCGAGGAGTATTCCACGCATAAGCGTAAGAGATTGCCACTTAAACGCCCCGGTAATATCTGGATTTTAGCTCTGTGATTTGCTGACAGGTCACGCAAAGCGACACGCCATAAATCGCCCTGCGGCGCGCTTCCGGGATTGGTGCGTCGCATTCTTCGCAGGTAAAACGTGAAGGTGTCAGAACGCGGCTGCGTGCGTTATTGATATGGCGCTCGCGCTCTTCCTGCTCGCGCTGCTGGATGTGATCCATTGCGTCGGCCATTAGTGCAGCTCCCGCGCTTCATTTTCGAATTTTTCAGCCTCTTGACGTAAAAGCTCTGATGCTTCTTTAAAGCTCAACTCATCCCGTGAGATTTTCCAGGCCAGGACTTCTAATCTTGAAGCCATAAGTTCAGCTCTTCCCTTGCGCTCCTGCATTTTTGCATCATGCAACATCACATCAAGAGGAAGTTCATAGCTTCTTTTTTTCTCGGTCTTAATTTCTGTATTCATAAATTCTCCTGAATTCGGGCAAAAGAATGCCCGGCGGGTTGACGCCTTTTAATTACGGTTTGTGTTAATTCGGCATGGTTAGCCGTTTGGGAAATAAGCTCACAACTGCGCGAAAATGATTCATTGCTGAAATAAGCGCTTTTTTCTCGTCAGTAGTCAGCTCACTTAATTTGAGCCCGTGACGAGCTGCCGGTATTTTTGCCAGAAAGAAAATCGCTGCCAGCGCGCGCTCGTTGTCTTCATGCTGCGGGTCGCGCGTATCACGCATATTTGCAACGAATTGCTCAACCTCTTTCCAGCTATCCCCCCAGAACCGCCCGCGAATCTCAGCAATATGATTCAGGCCAGCCATACGGGCGCCAGCTTTCAGCGGAACAGTTGCAGAAACAGCTTCGATAGCCATGAGCCCTCCTGTTTTTGGGTGGAAAGGCCAGCCAGCAAATCAGCCTGAGAGAAACACGGATGCCAGCGCGTGCCGTTTTTACCTGCGATCCAACCGTGGCCGTAGTGCATAGCCGGGCTTTGCTTAACGAGTAGTGATGCGAAAGAAGGTTCGTTATTCAACATGCTCACCTCACATCAGCCCAAAAGATGCGCCCAGGCCGCTGACGGTATCAACGACACTGGATATTGCCGGATTAGCCTGGAAGCGCGCTTGTAAGGTGAGCGCTGTTAAAGACAGCATGCGAATGCCTGAATTAACGCTTTCAACCATTCTGTATTTTTTTGCCTGGGTTAATCGCTCTGTTGACACTACGCCGCCAGCCAGATCGCCAAGCTCAGCCATTGCGCGCATGACGTAGGCTTGCATCTTGTCCTTCGCCAGCTCATTAACCGGCACGCACGGTAAGCAATGGATCTGAGCCAGAAAACCATCAACCAGCGTTGAATCTTCGGTGAGGTCTGTCAGTAACCAGATCTCACGTGGTGTTAACTGGTGCGGTTGTTCCGGGTTGAGTTTGTTGTAAAGAGTGTGCGGCTTGATACCTGCCTTAACTGCCAATTCTTTGATGTTATGAGTTACGGCAAACTTTCTGCATGCATCATCGAAATGTGCATGTGACGAAACGCGAAAATCTAACATGCTGGAAATTCCTTTTTATCCCAAAATGGATTTATCAGGCTTGCATTGTGATTTCGCAGCCAGCAGCAGCTTCAATAGTGAGAGCAACCATGTTGATTTCGATAAGTCCGTTTAAGCCCTCTTTCTTCCTGATAGGTAAACGGTTTTCGCGGTACATTTGGCGAACGGTGCCTTCCTTGTAACCCGTACGGCGACAGAACTCCTCTACGGTAATGTAGGGCTCTGAGATTACAAGATTGATTGAAGGGCGCATTGAAAGTTTACGGGTCATGATGCACTATTCCTCGGTTTAGGTATTAGATCTCACTATTAAACGCTATTCATCTCATCACAGATCGAAGAATAGGATCACAAAACGGATATGTCAACGAAAGAAAACACAAATCGCCATGATGTGAAAATGGTTCGTGAAGCGATAGAGAGCAACCGAGGCGGAAAAGAAGTCATTCTGCGCTTAGTTGAAGCGTATGGTTTCAGCAGCCGTCAGGCGCTATGCACGCATTTGGGCGTTTCGCAAAGCACACTTGCTAACCGTTCAGCGCGCGATACCTTCCCGGCTGATTGGGTAATCATCTGTCATATGGAAACAGGAGCGTCGATAACCTGGCTTGCTACAGGTAAAGGTGCACGCTTTATGGAAGTAGAAGAATCTCGTGTTGTGATGGCTACGCAGAAAAAAATCTCAAATGGGATATTAGAGCCAATGACAGATTACATTTTGGATAAAAGTTCACTTCCAGAAGGCTTAAATGCACCATTTGTAATCAACGCTGACAGAAAGTCTTACTTGGTCGATACCTACAAAGGCGAGATCGTAGATGGACTGTGGCTTATCGAGATTGACAAGTTGGTGAGCATTCGTGAATTAGTGCGTTTTCCGGGTGGAAGAATACGTGTCGAGAACGGAAAGGCGTCATTTGAATGCCAATCAAGCGATATCGTTGTTTTAGGCAAAGTGATTACCAGAACTGAATATCTTTAAAGACTCAACATGGCAATAAGCAAATTATCCAACGGAAAATGGCAGGTACAGGTTTTCCCTAATGGCCGCGACGGCAAAAGGATTCGCCGCCAATTTGTCACCAAAGGCGAAGCACAATCTTATGAAAAGTTCGTAAAAGATCAGGCTCAGGACAAGCCTTGGCTGAGGGAGAAAACAGATAAGCGCCGGGTAATTGAGCTGGTTGAATTGTGGTTCAACACGCACGGCATCACGTTAGCGGATGGTGAGAAGCGGCGAACCACAATGGCATTCGCCTGTGAGGCGATGGGAAACCCACTCGCTACCGAATTCAACGCGAAAATCTTTGCGGCATATCGTGAGCAGCGCTTAAGCGGGAAGATTACCCGCTCCAGTAGAGTGAAGACTGTTACACCGCGCACGGTTAATTTAGAGCTGGCGTATTTCAGAGCCATGTTCAACGAGCTGCGCCGTTTGGATGAATGGAACGCACCGAACCCGTTAGAGAACGTACGTGAGTTTAAAATTAATGAATCTGAGATGGCATTTCTCTCAATTGAGGAAATCAGAACCCTCCTCGCCGAATGTGAGAAGAGCCGGTCTAAGGATCTGGCTACCATTGTAAAAATTTGCCTGGCAACAGGAGCAAGATGGAGTGAAGCTGAAGGATTGCAGGGAAACCAAATCCGCTCAGGTCAAATCATCTATGTAAAAACTAAAGGTAAGAAAAACCGAGCGGTGCCAATAAATGACAAATTACAGGCTGAACTGCCATCTTGCAGGAAAGCTCAGTCGCTCTTTAAGCCATGCTATTCAGCCTTTAGAAAGGCCATGCAGCGCGCAGGCATCGATACACCAGCCGGACAGCTTACGCATGTCCTAAGGCACACTTTTGCTTCACATTTAATGATGAATGGCGGTAATATTCTTGTGCTTCAAAGAATATTAGGACATACCGATATTAAAATAACAATGCGGTATGCACATTTCGCGCCTGAACATTTATTAGAAGCAGTATCATTCAATCCACTGAACCGGATGGAGTTATAGTCACTATGAACGTGCGCTACCAAATTTTTGTTAGTTCTACTTATACCGATCTTTTTCCTGCGAGAAGAAAAGTAACCGAGCATATTCTTAGCATGAATCATATTCCAGCCGGTATGGAGATGTTTACTGCCAGTGGTCGTCAACAATGGGCTACCATTCAGAAAGCCATCGATAATAGCGATTACTATGTACTTATAGTTGGCGAGCGTTATGGCAGTATTTCTCCTGACGAAGATATAAGCTACACCGAAAAAGAATTTAATTATGCAACTTCAAAACAGATACCAACATTATGTTTCTTACCTGGGAGAAATTTTTCTACGAGCCGTGAGCATCGTGAAACGGATGTGTCTAAAATAGAAAAGCTCGAAACCTTTAAAAGTAAAATCCAAACACAGCAGTTATGTGATTTTTGGGAAACTGAAGATGAACTAGTAAGTAAAGTTTCCGCAGCGCTTTATAAAATATTTGCTGACGAACCTGGTATAGGCTGGATACGTGGAAATACCGCAGACCCTCAAGCTCTAACAAAGCTTGTGCATGCAATGGAAGAAAATAAAATTTTGAGGCAGAAAATTCAAGAGCTTGAAGAAAAAAACAAACTTGATTTACCGTCACTTTCTTTACTAATAAATGGTCATAACTGTATGTCAGGTCCATTTATATGTAACCTGCCCGAACTTAGCAAGCCAGCATTATTGATGCCAGATTTAAAAATAGAAGATATCCCACCATATTTAAGGGATATGATTAGTCAAGATGCTATAGAAGAATATAACTCATCAAAACCAAAGCAAAATGAAATAGATGCTCATAACGAAAAAATTCGGTTTTACCAAGCGGCTATGAATGGGGAGCTTAATTTCTCAATTAGAAATGATGGGCCGGTTAAAGCCAATAACGTTTCTATAAATATCACAATACCTGACGGCATAAAAATACTGACCGAGCGTGAAGTCAAACAAATTACACAGCCTGAACTGTACACGCCCCCTAATATAATTCAGATTGCGCAAGATAAATATGATTCTCAGCAAAGAATAAACCTTCAAGAACTTTACCCTTTTTCCAGAAGGGCACCTGCTTATTTAGCACCAAACATCCCTGCAATTTTAAACACCCCAACGACCCCTTGCAATTTAAAAAGATTAAATGCCAGAACAATATCAGGACAAAGTAAATCTGTACGTCAAGTTACTATTGAAAAGCTTTCTTCTGACATTTACTTAGTTCCTCTTAAGCGTGGCACATTTTCAATTTCAATAGGAATACTTTGCGATGAATATAGAGAGTGGGATGTAAGAACTATGGATATTATTATTGAATAGTATCCCTGTCATAACGAGGCTTACAACTGCTTACTCTTTCAGCAACTTGACTCGGTTGCATGTTTTCAATGGATTTGGCAGCAAAGTGGCAGCGGAGCGCAATGCTATCCGCCACTTTTCATCACTATCCGGCCTAAAGAAAAAATAAAAATCAGCAACTTACTGATTTTCCTTGTTTCGAATTGGGACTCATAATCGCTTGGTCGTTGGTTCAAACCCAACAGGGGCCACCAAATTATCGCTTATAAATCTTACATTTAAGCCACCTTTATCGGTGGCTTTTTTGTTTTTTAAATCCTTTGTGTCCCCAAGATGCCGCTCAAGCTTTTGGCAATCCCTACCACTCTGTCGTTTCTATCGCTATAGCTACGGTCGCAGAATGGCGCAACGTTTTCCTTCCCGATGAAGCCATCACTCAAGCGACAATATTTTCCATGCTGTGTCTTCAGAAGATTAATAAGACCCGCATCTCGTCACATGAGACTAACGTGTGACCGTCGCCAACATAAACAGTTAATCAATGCCTTACTAAAAAAAGAATTATTCTCTGCACTATAATTTCCTTAATAAATTACCCCCCTGATATATCTTAATAGAAATTATCAAACATGAATATAATACAAAACGTGGCAGCAACTATTAATAACCACCATCACATACGCTAGAATAAATTTCATAGCACTGTCTGGATTGCTCCAGCGGCGTGAATTATGGGTTATCTTTCCATGAGCGATGTTATAAGGCAGAAAAGGATAATGTCTCGCTATAATGTATTTAGCTATCCGTGTTGAGATAACCACCTATATAAAATATATCCAGGATGATTCAATGAAGAAAATGATATTCGGTAACAATACGCCGCCGGGAAGTTCGGCTGATCAACCTGAATTCAAAACGCGATATGGTGCGCCCCCAGCGAGGCACGGCAGTTTTCCCAGACAAGGTTATCTGTATATCCCTTTTGCAGCAGAGGATATGATCCATCAAAGTCTGGGGTTGAACTTAATCCGCCACCTGAAGGGGAAAAATCTTTATCCGTTAATTGTGCCAAATCAGAAAATTCGAAATGAAATAATGGAACTACGCACAGTAGAAATAAACAATCTGGTTACGCAGATAAACACTGTCAGCGATAAATTGCAGGAGGTCGATGCCGGTTTACAAGTGCATGAAGACTGGAACGGTGAAACATTAAGAAAAGCGCTGTCGCCGGATATATTTGATAAGTTCACAGCCAGTATCGCAAGATTATCACAGCAACTGGTGGTATTAAAAAATACAAACTTTGCGCATATACCATTAAGTCAATTATCCGCGACTACGGATAAACTCTATATTCTTGGGCACGGAACGGCCGGTGCAGACGTACTGGCAGCCGATGAAGCGGCAACTCTGGGGCTGATGACGGCCGCAACCCTCGCTGAACAATTGCATTCATGCGGGCTGCCTAAAACATTCGAGGATATTCGTATAACAGCCTGTTATAGCGCTGATTCCTTCAAACCAACGTCTTTTGCTGCGGTCGAACTGGAAGCATCATCAGGTGCAAAAAGAAAAGGAATAATAGGAAAATTCGTCTCCCTGAAAGGCACCCAACCCCTGGCACAAACCCTAAGCAAAGAGCTCCAGCGTCTCGGTTACAACAACATTCAGGTAACCGGATACCATGGCGCCGGAGTGACATACAGCGCGACGGAATTCCGGGCCCGCCGAATTCCGGGCGCGCCAGATATTCGCCGCTCACTTGTCAGCCATACTTTCCGCTGA